ACTCTTTCGAGCCGTCGTCTTTCTTACTCAGGGACTCGGTGAAGATGCTGGCGAGAAACTTTCGCGCATTGTCACGCTTTGCTTGTAGTTCGGCTAATGTCACGGTCACACTCCTGATAGAGATTAAACGTACCGGAGCCACGGTCCAGCGATAGGCGTATTATGGGCCGTCAGTCCTTGATGTCAACTCCAAGCCGCGTGCTGTCACTGTGCAGGCTCTCAGCTAGTGCGGCCATTTCCGGGCCATCCTTTTCCTCTGGTGGGGAAAATGCGGCCAGAATCTGCGCCAGCTTTTCATTCAGCGACTCGATTGTGGTCTTATGAGCGTCTGAAATTGTCGCGGGCCTGTCCTTGCTGGCGCGTAAATTGGCAATGGATTTTGCGCGTTCCAGTGTGTCCTCGACGGCCTTCAACGTGGCATCAAGTTGCTCGGCAAAACGCTGTTTGGCGTGTAGCGTTCCGGTGCCAACCCCTGCGCCTCTGAGAACCGGCGAGACTTCCATCACGTCCATTTTCTTCAGGATCCGGACCTGTTCGCCGTCGCGGGTTTCCATGTCGGACTCAACGACCCGATAGGCAAACGACCATTCCTGAATGGCCGGCAGGTGCTCAAGATCGAATTTTAACGCGCTGGACCAATCCTTCGCGGCAGGAACATCGAGATTCAACTTGCCAACCGCGACCGCAAAATTGCCGCGGTCTTCCATCTTCGCTTTGCCCAGTGGGATATGACGCGAGTCATGCGCCGGTAAAACGCTGACGGTAGCGCCATCAAATGCACCGGCAACAATAATATCGCCATCACTATCAACGACGTTCAGCGTGGCGATAACAGCCTCGAACGATCCATCGCCGTCCATCTGCTTGATCTCGCCCTTGAATTGTTTGTGTTCGAGTTTCATAAGCCCATTTCCTGTGCTAGTTGTGGCGTAATTGGAACCACCTGGCGCGTACCGTTCGGATGTTCGTCGGCTACCAGTTGTCGCGCCTCGTCGATTGTAACAACCCTGCCGTTCATCTGCTCGCAGACCTCGTCTGTGTCTCCAGCTCTGGCATCGAGGATCATCATTTGCTGCAATCCTTCAATGCCCCTTGCGCCTTCGATAGTGGCGACATTGGTGGCGAAAGCTGTTTCGGTGCGCGCAATCACCTTGGCGCGAATCGTTGAAGTTGACCACGGCCCTGCCTCCACACCGTCACGAATGAAGCGTGCCAGATTATCGCCTGCCAGTCCGTTGATACGACCCTCGACAATGCGCTCGAATATCTTGGTGCGCGTCTTCGCCGTTAAATCAAGCAGTCCCGCCCGCGTTCCGCCTGTAGCCAGCAATGAACGTGCCGCTGAATCCGGTAGCCCAACCTCGACGGAAAGAAACTGCGCCATCTCTTTGCCGATCTCGCCACCGACCCTGAGATAATGACGTTCAAAGGTCTGCCGCAGCGCCCGTTCTTCACCGAGCATGTCCATGCCTTCCAGAATCCTCGCCGCATCGAGACTGTCTTTTTCAGCCAGCACGATAAGAGCCTGCGCCTCGGCAGAAGCCCCGAGGGCTGCAAAGAACGTCAACAGATCAGTTTCCATTGCAGCCGGTAGACTCTGGCGCATACGGTCAATGATATTGCCAAATCCAGCAACAGCGCGTGAAGGCGTGGCTCGCGGTGCGGTCTCGACTATTTGATGCTCAAGCAAAGTGTGGTTGTGCTTCAGGTGTTTTTCGGGATCTGGAATTACCTGGCCGGTGATCGGCGTTTCCAGCACGTTCAGCGGTAGCAGGTAAACGTCATCGGCAGGAGTAGCTTCTTTGCCGGTCTCGGTACGGCCCTCGCCGCGCGTCCAGATACCGGCTTTGACGAGACTGGTGACGCGCTCGACGTGCTTGTTCTCGTCATCGGCTAAGGCCGCGACATCACTGTTATCGAATGCGACCATGCCCGTTTTGCCAAGGTCCGGCAATAGTGATCGCGTCAGCGTCGTGGCGGCAATCTGTTGCAGCGGTATGACGCCGTTATGCCATGCAAGCTGACGTAGCTCGCGCATGGTCGCGCCGACCTTGGTGTTTTGTAAGCCCGCGCCAAACCCAACAACGGCAGCGGGCACGCCAAAGGCAGCGGTTACTCGTTCCTCTGAAATGTCACGAAGCGGTGACAAGTCCATGTCTTTGGGCGAGAATCCGAACTGCTCGACCTTGGTCTTGCCGGTCATTACGATCGGCTTGCCACGGTTGTTGCGAGTAAATTCGTTCTGGAAGAACTCTTTGGCGTGATCGGCCTGCGCCTGCGTGATCGTTGCTCCGGGCTCATCCGGTGATATGACTATGCCGGGAACGCCACCGTTGCGCATTAGCGCGGCGGTGAATACGGCGGCCTCATTGTCCGTCCAGATTTCTCTTAACAGACCTCGGAGCGGAGAAAGACCTTTGCGCATGTTCTGCGGATCGACCCCATCGCGGAAGTGAACCACGTCCTCGGGTTCCAGTTTTATCTCTTTACCGCCGACGGTGTAGTCGTAATGCGAGATGAACGTCTTGCCATCGTCCGGCCATTTCGGCTCGATGAGTTGATCCGGCACCCACCACAATTCCGCGACCTTGCCGTTGCCGTTCTTCACCTTGAGCCAGTACGCATTGCCCGATGTCAGCAACGACCAGAGCGTTCCCGCCCACAGGTGATCGGATGAATAAAAGCTGTTAGGCGTTGCAATAAGGGCGGGCAGCGCGTGGTTCTCCGTGATCTCGCCATCTTGGGTGACGACAACGGATGCCTCTCTGAACGCACGTTGCAGCCAGCGTATCGGCGTGGCGACGATATCCGAACTCGTACCGTCACCTATTTCTTCGGCAATCTCGTTTGTTTCAAGCCTTGGGAAGTCGAAGTACACGAGCGAACGACCGGGAAAGGTCATCTCTGACAGCGCCTTTATCCCAAGGGCTGAGCCCATCTTGCTAAGAAAGCTCACAGGGGTCGCCAGTCAGAATTGCGCCTGACGTTCTCGATCGCGTAGCGGTCTGAGTCAATCACGTGGTTCTTTTTGTCAACCAGCACCGGGATAACCTCGTCTGTTCGCGGATCTGTTTTGAAGCTGTAGTAAGTGTACTCGTCGATTGTATGCTTGCAGCGCGGATGAATCACTATGTCATAGCTCTGCAGGAATTCGACGCCCTCCATTAAAGACCCGGCGCCCTTGATCGATGGTCGCATCAATGGAAATCCGTGCTTTCGCATATAGCTAATTGTCTCAGGCCGGGCGTTGTCAGCCGTAATCGGCCATTGGCGCGCGCCGGGTATCCCCTTCCATTGTACGTTTTTCTTTTTCAACGCGGCGTAGGCTTCGGGGTTCAGTTCCTGCAACTCCTTGTCCTGCATACCGCCAAACAGGAACGGGCAATGATCGATTTCGCAACCGACCATGTACGCCTCCTGATCGATGTACAGTGTTCGGCCATCGATAAAGCAGCGTGATAAATCACTTGGGTCGATACTGAAACCCCAGTCGGCACCGAAATAGAAGGTCGCATCCTCTGGCGTCTCAAAGGCTTCAGTTGTCCAGTTCCTGAACACTCTGGACTGGGACATGGTGCGGTATTCGCCCAGCCAAACGTGCCTGTATTTATCGGGGTCGCGGCGCTTCATGCGCTCCATGTCACGCCGACTTTCTTCTCCGGATCGTCTTTGTTCTCGGCAAAGAACGCATCAACAGGGTCGGTCTTGTCGATCGGGTTCCAGGCGAACCACATCTCACTGCCGGGCTCGCGGAACGTCGGGATCAGGTCGTCAACTGACTTCTGCGACAGTGCTTGTGCCTCCTCGATATAGGCGCGGTTAAACCCTTCCAGTGATTTTATGCTGTGCACGGTATGCGCTTTGGCACCCTTGAAAACGATCAGGCTGTCGTTCGGTCCAACTATCTCGCGTGTCGTGACCTTGAACGCAGAGTCCAGCCCCATCGCCGCGATCTTGTCCTCAAGCGTTTGCTTGACCGAATCACTGAGGGAGTCCTGAACCTCACGAATACAGGCGGCTCTGACATGACCTCTGAGACAATCCTCGACCAGTGACTCGCAGAAGAAATGCGACTTCGCGCTAGACCTGCCACCGGATGCGCCCTTGTATCGGCGTGGCGTGAGAAACGGCACGAAGGCACGCGGTACATGCAATTGAAGTGTTTCGCCGTTGTCGCGCAGCTCGTGCATCAGGCCAGCGCCTCGCGCACGTTTTCACGCAGCAGCTCAATGTTGCGCAGTACATTGCCGCCGCTGTCGGTAATCTTGACCTCGAATTTCATCTGCGTAGCAATCAGTTCGTCAGCAAGAAACTGGTATTCAGCGACACCATTGACAGCATCGGTGACAGTCATGGTTTTACTCTGCAGCGCACCGGCCGCATCGTCCCACTGCAGTTCAACGGTAGCGCCTGTCAGATCAATGACCGTACCAGCGTCATCGTCCTTGCAGGTCACTTCAAGAACGCTGCCAGTGTCACCGGATACGAAACTCATTATTCACCTGTATTAGTCATGTGCGCTCAGAACTCGACCTCTCGGCTTGCGGTCTCTGAAAATTTGGCCTCACGAGGCTGCTTTTCAGAAAAATATGTGACCAGCCTGCGAGCCGATTGAAAAATCATATCGCGGGACACCCTATTTGTCACTACATCGCCCGAATCGACAGAAGCGGCAACGCTTATAATGACGTTGGCCGCAACAGCCAAATCACCCGGTGCATTGGCATCAGCCGCCACGATGAGCGCCAGCGGCAATACCGCTGCTATCTGCCCCTTTGCATCCAGGTCCGCAATCGCACTCAGTGAGAGCGTTGGCGTGGCCTGCAGTTCACCTGCACCAGTCAGCCCGACTAAAACGGACAGTGACAGGCTGTTCGATGCTTCCAGTTTTCCAGAAGCACCGATGTCCGGTGTTGTTACTAGCGATATCGACGGGGTTGCCGCTATATCCGGGCTATCGGCACTTGTGACCGCCGAGGTCACTGTCATGCTTATGGCAAGCGCCGATTCGATCTTGCCCTCGGCCGTAAGATTTGCTGCTGTCGTTAGTACTAATTGGGCCGCAGTCGATAGACCACCTGTCGCATCGAGATCCGCTGCAAGCTGTAGGAGCAGCGTATTCGCAGCCTCTAGCTTGCCTTGTGCCTTTAAGTCTGCGGCAGCCGATAGCGTGAGCGCCGGTGCTGCGGCCAGCGTCCCTGCTGCGTTTAGATTCGGTGTCGCGGTTAATGCGATACTGATT